TTGATTTGAGTATTTAATTACAATAACAAAGTTGTTAAAATATTAAATGTACCATCGATAAGTGGCTGGTACTTTTTTTTGCAAAAATTGCCAAAGTTTGTGCGCTCCACGAGTGTTTATTAGTCAAAATTGTTGGTATTTCTTTGTTAATAGCAACGAATTGGTAATACCATTTGAGTTTTTTCAATTTTTCCTCACCCCAAAGCATCAATACACGTGTGACTTTGAATTATCGAATGATGTCATAATTGTCATTTGATGCCACGAAGCAGAGTCATTGATATCACTCTACGTTCGACCAATTCGTTCTTCAATGGCAGTGTCAAATGTATAATCATGGTTTATCGTGACTCGTGTTGCGATTAAGGAGTAAAAAAAACGACAATCTCACTGGTACTACACGTTTATTTGATCGTTGACATGTTTTTTTTCTGCAACTAAACACTACTCTACAGCTACACCTACATACATGTCAACGAAGAACGCCACGAAGATCTTCATTTGAATTTCCTGTAACAAAGAGAACAAGTTTGTCACTTTCATTGTACAGATATTCGAGATTGTAAAAATTGTTATTGCACCCTAAGAACAAATGATAATTAAGTGATTTTGTCTTACCTATTGTATTGAAACTTCGCCGCCGCTGCGATCATGTCGTTGCACATCGCCAACTGTGATTTCCAATATGATAATGTCATTTGACAAGTGCAGCGCTCATTGTCTTTCCCTCTGGTCGAACAATTGTCCACTACTAATTTGGCGAAACAAACTTTTCTTTCCAATTCATTTCTTTTCGAAATCAAAGAGGAAAGAGGTACATCCATTGTAGTTCGATTTTTGCACGCGAGTTCACTGTGCAACACTATATCGATAAATGCATCGATAAAAAATCACTACAAAGCACACTATTCGTAAAATTCAAATTCGCCAATTCATTTAAATAAAAGAAGATGAAAAAAGAACGTTCGGCTAAATTTATTCGACTCAAAGAAACTAAATTTATTCTTCTTAGATACACTAAATTTATGGACGAATGACATTGAAATGCGTATGAATAAAACATTATTAACAGTGTGAAATCTGAACGAATACATTGTGAAAACTTGAACGCGAATTTCAAGGACGAAGTGCAATCGATGGATCACACTAAGATCGAGAAAATGAAAAATAAAAAAAAAAATGACAGTAACACTAATAATGTTCTATTGTAAAGCTTGTATGTTGTAAAGCCGCAGAGTTTGCCACATCATTTTCTTTTCCTGCAACAAGAGATTTTCTCTGTGTAAATAAAATTGCACGAAATGTTGGTCGTGAAAAAAAAAAATCCATTGTCCATAATGAGAAAGAAAAAAAACTTGTGTGTTAACTTACTTGCACAACCGTCGCAATTCCTTGTCGATCATGGTGTTGCACGACCATAATTTTTTCTCCAACTTGCACAATCTCAATTGACAACGACAGATTATGCCATTGGCAACGTTTATACAATTACGCACTCTCCACTCGGCGCCCATTAAATCGAGTTCCAGCTCTTTTTTCTCCAACATTAAAACGTACATATCTCTCACTACCATTTTAACTTCCTGACCCGTTTGTTTCCATCACAGTACTGAATGTCAATTCGCATTTGTCATAATATTGTAATACACAAAAACAGGAAAGACATATTACGAAATAACGAGATAAATGTACAGTGTCATTTGTAAAATTAAATTATGAATAGTAAAATAAATCTGAGCGGAAGTGATAACTCGACATTGTGACTAATTAGCGTGACGTTCGTTTCACACGCTAACGGCGAGTCCTTATCTCTCATTGAAATACAACGAATTGCGTTAATTGAATTTAACTAATAATTTTTCCTCGTGATCATTTTGTCGAAGATTACTGTTCAGGGATATTTTAGCGCTAACCCGTCAGGCTTTACGTCAAAATATTCCAATACCATTTGAACATTCACATTACGAAGACATGAGTCATCGTTAAAAATATTCAATTGCAATTGTTTCTGCGCATTTAGCTTTTGTTCATTGGAAATAGATTTTGCGTATAGTTTGCGCATTTGCATTTCCGATAGGCAGCTTTTCCTCGATTGCTATTGTCGTGCGTGACGTAATTCCTATTGCGTCTTTAGGAATGGCAAGCGTGGCAGCAATGGCGAGCCATTCTAATCCTATATTAACTATAGATCTTACGGTATTCTTTCGTGGCTGTGGTATTTTATATATAACTCTTTAAATAATATTATTTATCTTAAAGAGGTATAAGTAGCAAATAAGACTAGCTATATGTAAGCAGGAATATATTATAATAAGCATGAGACACTAGAGGTAATAGAGGTGATGGAGCTAGTTGAGGTATATCGTCTATGATTATAAAGGTAAGGTGGGATAAGCCTAACTCGCCACGCTCGCCACATCATGACTCAGTCCCTTCCCACTCGATTTTTTGGACTATTAGGGACTCGTTGGATTCGTCACAGCAAGATAAACCTAATGAACC